AGCACAACCCACACATAGTAAAGAACCAAATTTTGATTCGATAGAATCCCCTTTTCGGGCAATTCTTCATCCGGACCAAATCCAAGAATTTAAAAACTTCTTATCTAAAGACCCTCTCTTCTTGAAATTAAAAGAGGTACCTTTCCTATCTACTTCAAAAATTCACTGTTCCGGGTCAAACTCTTTGTTTGGCCAGACAATTTTTTCGATAAGTACAGAAAGATACATACTTAACAAGAACCCAAGACATGCAGTTCTCAAAGAATCAATTGAGAAAATGAACAGAGAAACTGGAAGATCCTTCCTAAATAAATTAATAAATATAGAAGAATTCCCAAAGAAGTTATCTGAAATAAAATTCAGTGGTCAACAATGGGACTTCTTAAGAAGAGTATCAGTTTTAAAGGAAGCCGGAAATAAAAACCGATTCGTCTGCATCGCAGACTTTTTCTCTCAAAATAGTTTATTGCCATTGCATTTACACCTAATGAAATTACTAAAACTTATTCCACAAGATGCCACGTATACGTCATCAGAAATAATTAATTATTTAAAAAATTCTGAGGAGGTTTTTGATTATTTTTCGCTCTGAGATATTGATAGTTTTACAGACAACCTTCCGATAGTCTTGGAAGAAGCACTCATAGAAGAATTATTAGGTTCTAGGATATCAAATCCTTGGAAAATAATAATGACTCAGGTGTGTTATAATTCTTATAACAAAAAGTCTATAAGATACACCATAGGTCAACCTATGGGTCTACTATCATCATGGGCGGTATCAACTCTCTTACATCACTTCATTATACGTTGGGGTTACTTTAAAGAATATAACTATGTCTCAGATAAGGAAATGAAATATTTCCTACTCGGAGATGACAACATAATATACAGCCGAACTCTTTCAAAACTCTATTTCCGACAACTGGAATACCTTGGTATTCCATGATCAAGATCCAAGTCTTTCTCGACAGAAAGAGGAGGATTTGAATTCGTAAAAAGAATAATTACAAAGTCCAGAAAGGAGGTAACCCCCTTATCTTGAAGTATATTACGTAACCCCTCGAAGAATCTAAAATATATCGAAACTTTTAGACACTTTAGGCGTATGCACCCTTACGAACAGACAAGATGCATTGTTTCCACCATTTACAAATCAATTTTGTCAGAGGAAGAAATTAGAGTCCTCAATTTTTACACTGAGATACTAGAATTCCAGTTCTCACAGCCAAAAAAGGTTAGTGAGCAGACACTGACAGAAAAACAAAAAACTTTTTTAATTTTAAAGAAGTTGATAAAATCAGAAAGCTCTATTGAAGGGATAAAAAACCTCCAAAAGTTCGATTTAACAAAATCGAAATGCACTCTGAAAATGATGGAACCTGAATATAAAAA